TATACTGGGGAGGAAATATCTGAGTGTTGTCAGGGAACTCGACGCGTACCGCATGGATAGCAATGAGTACTCTGTGGACATTGACCAAGACTCTCGGGGTGCGCTCGAATTGGCGAATGCCCACTGGCTGGACGATGCTGGTAGGGCGAACTGGGGGCTGCCAAGTGGGACATGGCATGAATACTGCACTAGAGTGATCAAAACTCCCGAGTTCTGGAATGGAAACACGTACAGGCCCACCACAAGCACTGAGGTCCCGGAGCAGCTTTCCCGCGACCTGTTGCTGGCAACATACATGTTCCCGTTCCATGCTAAGGTCCGCACCTGCGACACGATAGCCACCCATCTCATCCTGCCAATCCTGTCGTGCATCGAGCCTAAGTCAGTTCGCATTGGGACAAGGTCAGTGTTCCGTCTCATAGCATCCGCCGATAGGGGTGACGACAGTGACCTCAGCTGCTTCACACGGGGGGTTGAGAATATGTGCGGGTTCAAAGACTTCAATGCGGTGAGTATGGCATACAGCATAGGCACTTCCACTAACGCCAATGACATCGGTCATGCAGTCAATAGGGCGATGGCTGCTGATTGGGAAGTGGCAGAAAGGTCGACCAGGTACCTAACCCTTGCAGGCCTCGCCAATTTCCTCGAGGCGACCATGAACAAGGCTTACCCCAGGGGTCAGGTCATGAAGCGTGCTAAGGCCATCGCACAGGACAGGATCGATGAGATCGAGGAGACCCTACAGGCTTTGCGTGATGGGAGGTACTATGCTGGGGAAGAGGATGAGTACGAAGATGACATGCGCCGGATGTTTGATGCAGGCACAGATAAGGTCATCAGCAGGCCTGCTGGGAACAGCAGAGTGCGGGCATTGGGCACTCCCACTATCGTCTTGGTGCGTGTGGATTCTGAATACCACCTTCTCACTCGCGAGGATGTCAAGTCATTGAAGTATGCTGCTGTCTCACACTCTATGTGGCACATCTATGCGGCCACTGTTAAGATGGAGTATGAGCCAACCACCAAGATTAAGCAGGCGCGCAAGCACGATCTATCTGACAACTACGATGTGATAGAAGCTGCGCAGAACCTGGCAAGAGAGGTCAAGGCTGTGTTGGCGTCGGGGAATATCCATATGGGCCCAGAAATCGAGCAAACCACAGTCAGTTACCCAGTGGTCACTGAGTGC